AATTCTCATTTATAATTACTTAGGTCTTGCTTTATGAGCTGTATACGTAACGTCATCTCCAATCTTCATGTGTGTCATTTTATTGTTTAAGTATGAGTTCTCTGAAACAGTTGTAGTTGTATTCCAAATTTTAATAATTGAGAACGGCCCTTTAGGCGATACTGCAACTCCAACTAGTGTTTCTTTGCGGTTTATTAATAGTTCATTAGTTATACAGTGAATCATCAAATCAATAAATGAATTATGTACTTCTGACGATTCGACTTTCTTAGACCATGCACCGCCTGCTTCATTCTCTGGAACATCCCAAAGTGGTTTGAATCCTTGACGCATAAAGAAGAACATACCTGATTCCCAGGCTTCTTTTGAAATAGAATCAATTACTGTCCAAAACTGTTGTGGTGTTGATATATCTACAATTTTTATATAACTCGCTAATGAATAGTCCTTATTGTCAGGATCATGATACCACAAAATCCAAGAATATTGGAGTCTTGTGGTTTCAATAGTTGATCCCATTTCTTTGTGATATAAGTTAGATTTGTTGAAAATGGATTCGTTTTCTATAATTAAAATTAATAATTAACAAAATGGCTTTAACTGTCGCAGAAATTTATTCTGTAAGATTCAGTCAAAAGCTTCCACTGCCTCGTGCAGTTCAAGATAATATTGCAAAATTGAGGATTGTACCAACTGTTTATAAACCAATTAGAAGTAATCATATAAAACACAATACATTTCGTAAGCCTTCACAACCAGAAAATTGGCGTGAAAATATTCTTATCGATGTTGTCAGACGTGTTAAAGAAAGAGATGACCCCGAGTATGCAGAACTATTTACTATTTTAAATAAATTAAATACAAGTAATCTAGAAAAATTATCAGTAGATGCACTTACATCTATTCAAAAAAGAGATGAACAATTCAGACTTCGTATCATGGCATTGCTATTTGATAAAGCAATTACACAACATACATATGCAAATGTGATGTCTTTGTTTGCTAAAAATTTGCATGCAGTAATTCCAGAAATTGCAGATGATCTTAAAACGCAAGTATTGATGTTTCCAAAATTATACAATATGACAGAGACAGTTGTATTTCCAAAAAATACAGATGAAAACTTTGATCAAAAAGTTATCGAATGGTCAAGTCAAAAAGATAAACGCAGAGGCTATGCTAAGTTTATGATTTATCTATTTACTCAAAAGCTGATTCCAGAAGAAATTGTCATAACATCTTTGAAACAAGTAATTTCAGAGCTTGACGAATGTGCAAGAATGGTAAAAACTCCTCAAATGGAAGAAAATGTAACACAATTTGTTGAATTTCTATCCGAGAGTGTAAAACTTCTTCCTAAAGATTCAAGTTTAATTCGAAATCTTATTAAAGATTCATTGAACAAAATTCTTGAAACTCCAAAAGCTGAATTGCAATGTTTGAACATGCGATCTAAATTTAAAATTGAAGATATCGTTAAATGCGTTCAATAATAAAAACAACAAACTCAAAGATAGAATAAATGTCTTCTGATCGTCTACCCCCTGCATCTGTTCTTGTACGAGCTTGCAAATTGTCAATTGACGAGGATAAGCCGGTCTATTATGATTACTATCAAGACAGCCTAGATAAGAAATGCTGTATTGGTGTAAAGGAAGAGGATTCAAGTAAATTTTTAATTCGTTCTGATAACGAATACACATCAAATATTCAGACAGTTTTTAAGAGTGATAATTGCTATATTGTTATGACTGAAAATAGCATTTATATTGTCTCAAATGAGATTCCTATCAACAAAATCCTATCTACAACTAAAAAATCAGAATAAACTAATGGACTATCCACCTCCACATTATTTATTATTTGAACCATTAAATGATATTGAAACACAAAAGATTTGGAATAAGTACAAGTTAGATCATGAAGCAACTTGTGAATTTTATGAAATTGATGCAACTGAAATGAATTCAGTTGATACATTCTCTAGCTGGTTTGAAAATTGGATTAACCAAATTCCAACAAGACAATCATCACGTTATCGTATTTTGCTAATTTTTCATTCTGAGTTTTTAACACATACATGTCAACAAATGATTCGTAGATCGTTAGAACAAAGATCATTTCGTTCAAGAGTATGGTTTCATGTTGAAGACCCAACAGTGATACAACCTGCAATTCAGAGTCGCTGTATTCTAAAACGAATTCCAACTTACTTTCACGAACCGACCATAAAACAATTATGAAGATCCGTGTATTTACAGATGGTGCATGTGAAGGAAATGGTAAAAAAGGTGCACGAGCTTCGTATGCATTTTGGTTTCCAGAAAATAAAGAACTTTCAAATGCAGCTCTTGTTCCAGAAGATCAGCAACAAACAAATAATCGAGGCGAACTTCTTGCAATTGCAGAAGCTGTGAAATCTTGTAGTGTTAATTTAACACCATCTGAAATTGAATTAGAAATTTATTCAGATTCAATGTATTCTATCAATTGTCTAACGGTTTGGTTACCGGGATGGATTGCAAAAGGATGGAAAACATCATCAAACGCTAATGTTTCTCATCGAGATTTAATTGAAGAAACATCAAATCTGCTTGTTAAATTCAAGTCTCATAAATTTACGCATGTACAAGCACATACAGGAAAGCAGGATGATTTGAGTATCAATAATGATATTGTTGATAAAATGGCAGTTGAAGTTTTGAATCCAACTAAGCAAGTAATAGTTGTTCAATCAAATAAAGAAACACCAATTAATGGATTGCCATTAGAACTTATGGGACCTCCAGTTACTGAAAAAACAATTGGAGAATGGTGTAAGAAAAATTTAGATAAAATAGATGAAAAGGCACTAAACGTAGCTTTGGTCAGTGCATTAACAAAGACAGTAAATAAAAACGGATTTGATATCGTGAAACAGAGATTGCATAAATCATGTCAGTATCGATTAGTACCGAAAACCCATTTAATAGTAGAGAAGAATATACAAACAAGCGAGGAATGAAGACTGTATTCGTATATAACTTTTGGAGCCCCGAATGCAGACCATGTGCAAGTGTTAAACCTGTCATGTCTTTGCTATCAGAAGAATACGGTAATGATGTTACATGGGTATCAGTAAATACATTACAAGATACAAATAATTATAAAACTCAATATCAGGTAACGGTTATTCCTACCATGGTTGTAGTTGTTAGAAATGAAGATGGAACTGAAGTTGTTGCTGGAAGACATAGTGGATTAGATGTTTCTGGATATTTTAGAGTTGTACGAGCAGGTCTTGCTTTGTGCACTCAGTAACTTATTCTACAATAGTTGATGTAATTAATTCACCATTTTTGTATGCATCGCAAACAAACTGGTCTTGATCGCTAATTCCAACATCTTTAGTAGCAATGAGATCGGGCATTTTTAGACCTCCTTTAAGTATGCTGTTGCCACCAATAGGTTGTCCATCAGGTGTTGGTATGCTAGTCTTTATTCCGTAACCTATTCCAGCTCCAACCATGGAAAAGAAAAAGAGAGATGCAAACATACCTAAAACGCGAATATAGGGAGTTTGTCCAAAGATAAAAAATCCACTATCAAAGCAACCGTTTTTGAAGTTGAAGAATGTTTGAATTCCAAGTATTATGGCAAAAGCCGCAGATAATCCAGAGACAGCTTTCTTTGGATCATTTACTAGAATATCAAGCATTAGGAATGCATACATACTACAGAGTAGAACTAGAGATTGTGGTGCTAATGCGCTTTCAAAAAACTCAAAGCCAGGGACCGAACATCCTGAATATGTATGACGATATTGTTGAATAAAAGTATTATATGGCATCAATTTAGTTGGATCTGTTGGGAATTTTGCTAATGATGCTGTCAAATTAGGTGGTTCTCCTAGATAGGATATTGCCAAAGAACTTGCAATACGATTCAAAAGTACAGAAATTAATCCTGAAATGCTTATGACTGAATATTTAAAACTTTGAGAAATTATATCAGGAATAAATCCTGCAAATAAAAGTGAAATCGGAATATACAATACAAGAATATTTATATATCCAACCAAATCAGGAATTTTTTGACTAGCATATGCACCTACACCACCAACTACTATACCAATTAAAAGCATTGGACCAATTATATCCCATAAATCCATACTATTACTTATTTCTCAGATACAAAATACTGCTAGATTACAAATGAGTATTTACAGCTCTTCGACTTCGTGGGATCCACAATGTTCTAGTCCAAACCAAAGTCCTATCAATCTATCACAATCATTTGCTAAACCCTGCGATTTGCTATGTGAACTTACCATGGATGATGTTATGGTCCCTCAGGCAAATGTTGTTGTCAGTGATGAAGGACTTATAGTTGATAGTGAGGCTGGACTAGGTTCTTGTAAATTTAATGGTGAAGGGTATACTTGCACCAAAGTACTTGTTAACCACCCTAGTCACCATACAATTGAAAATATTCAAGCCGATGCCGAAGTTATTGCCATTTTTACAAATCCAACTGGAAAGTATCTATGTGTAAGTTCACTTGTACGAGTAAATCCAGCTCAAACAGAATCAACACATTTTTTTAATTCATTTGTAAGTTATGCAGATGCAAGCAAACCCTACACAACTGTAAATTTGGGTGAAAATTGGGGTGTTCATATGATGGTTCCAAGAGCAGGTTCTTATTATGTATATGATGGAACTATGGTTGTACCTAATTGTATGCCTACAAAATGGGTTGTTTTCAAATCAATGATTAATATTGATCCAAATGATTTTGCAAATTTAGTTAGAACAAATCAACCAGGATCTCGCCCATTGCAATCATTGGGAGATCGTGACGTTTATTTCAACGATATAGAACAGCTTCCAGGTGGTCCCATTCCTCATGATAATAAAACGTATATGAGGTGCAAACGATTGGGTAAGAAAGGTGATGATGTTAAACCTGTAAAAACTGCAGGTGTTAAAGATGAATATAATAACAAAAAAAAGGGATTCTTTTCTGATATTATTAAGTTTACCAATGATATGATCAATAATAATGGTGTAATTGGAATTTTAGATCTTGTTCTTTTTATCCTTGCAGTTGGACTTGCAATTTATTTAGGATACGGTGAACGAAATAAAGATTACCTAGTAAGTCCAGTATTAATTGCACAAAGAGCAGCTGTTTATCTCAAAACAAAAATGTTTAGTTTATTTGAAAGACCTTCAGTAGTTTAAGGACGTACATCCCAACACGTTTCGTGTTCTGCAGGTTCATCTTTCCATGCTCCATCTTCATCAACTGTTGGTGTAGGTGGGCGATTAACAATTTCTTCGAACGTCTTCTTGCGACGGTTCTTTTGTCTTGAAACCAAAGTCCATTCTGAGTCTTCGGGTTTCATATCTTCTTCTTCATCCTCTTCGTCTTCTTCAACAAAGGTATGATTATTTGCAAACTGCGGGAAGATTATAGTATTATCGATCGATGACTGTGATCTTTTAAATTCACTTTGAATGTCTTCTTCCTTACTACGTTTCTCGCTTTCGAGTTTCCAATCAGATGCAAGATTTACAAATGACTTTTCCCAGAAAACCTTTCTAGTTACTTGTGCAGGATTTTTAGGTAATTCTGGAAAATTATTTTCAGTAAATTCCATTCCCTTTATAGCATCCCTCTCAAGCTTTTGCTTCTCTAACTCTGCTGCCTCCTTATCTCTCTTCCACTTCGGAACAAACTTATTATTCGACATTTTGATTACTGCATTTTAAAACAATCATTATTTGGAATCCATTTTTAAGTAAAATGAAAACGGAATAAAGGCCATATAAGTTATAGTTAGCAAGGAATGGTGTATGCAACTGTCATTACAACAGATGGTAGTATTGGCGATGTTCAAATACCTGCAAAGACAACCGATGTTTTAGAATGGATTCGAAAGAAATATAAGAGAAGTAATATACAATTTCAAGGAAAATTAGATCACCCTTCTAAAGATACTGTTCAACTTTATATATTTGCCTGTATTGCAAGTGAAGATGATGAAATTAATCAACACATACTTCCAACACCTTTTGATGAAGAGGAATATGTTGGTTCAATTGTTGTTCTTTTAGGAGAAGATGATGGTATTGAAAATTATAAAACAAATGCAACTGAATACGTAGATCTTCGTTCTCAAGAATATGAAGCAATTTATTCTGAATTTGATTTTGGAAAAGAAGATAATGATTCAGATTATTCTGAAAAAGATGAAGATGACACACATATCGATAATGAAGAAGAAGTTTATAATGAAGAAGAACCTGCTACACAAAAACAAGCATATGTAGTTCAACCGATTCAACTTCAATCAAAAAATGTATTTGTAGACAGTGCTATTCGCGATAAAGTAATTGAAAACTTTATAGAACTTATTAAAGACGAAGAACTATCAAAACAACTTGAAGAATCTATTCTGCATCTCGTATGCAATGAAAGTGTTAGATTTAAGGTTGAAATTGATTGGGGTAACCGTATTTTCTGGAATATGTACAGAAGCCGAGCAATTTCATTCTATGAAAATTTAAAAGGTCGTGACAGTTATGTTGAAAATAAAGAAGCTTGGTTGGAAAAACTCAAGTCTAAAGAAATTAATCCAAAACAATTTGTAGACCTTAATGCAGTTGATCTCTGTCCTGCACGATGGAAATCTGCAATTGAAAAGATTATAGAAACTGAAAAGAAGATGTATGCAAAGAATGATAGCGCTTCAATCTTTATGTGGTGTTCTAGTTGCAAAAAGAAGTCAAAGTGTGATTATTATCAAGCTCAGACACGTTCTGCAGATGAACCTATGACTACATTCGTTACATGCTTGGAATGCGATAAGCACTGGAAATTCTAAACTACTTTAGTTTCAACTTTAGTTGATGTCGTTTGAGGAGTTCTAATACTCATTTGAGGAGGAGTTGACAAGCTAAAAGGTGATGATTGAGTTATCTCATCTACGTAAACATGGATTTTTGATAATCCATTTGCTTCTTCCGGCTTTGAAACATCTGTGTACTTTGAAAACTTTGTTTTGAATTCTTCAATGATCTCAGTTGGAACCATTGGACTAATCTCTGCTAATCTGTCATACTGATCCTTAACATATTTCAAAAGATCGTGTGGGCTCATTCGTTCATCGCGAGGTAAAGCCATTTCAATCATAATAAATCTATACAAACGCGCATAATGAAGAGATGAAATTCTATGCCCTTCAGCTCGTTTTGCCCAGTTAAAATACGAACCGACTGTATTAAGAATTGAAACAGTTAATGATGCAACTCCAATAATAGTCGATGCAAGACCCTGATTTCCTACAAATAAACTTGGTGCACCAACAGATGCAAAGCCAGTAACACTCGATAATATGATGACTGGAAGATCAAGATAAGTCTTTTTACCAGTGTATATATCTTCAGAACGCTTATGGACCCATGCCAATCCACTTGCTTTTTCACCGGTTTGAGCAAAGTATTCCTCAAGCCGGTTTGTCCAATGGATGTTCGTCGAAACTTCCTGACTTTCACTTTCGCCGTTTCCCATTTATATTTATTAAGTCATTTGAAATATTACTTTGTTTATTAAATAATGTACTGGATATACGAAAGTCCACTATACAAAAAAGACGAGCTAGAAGTTCGTCGATTTATCGAACAAAAAACAAAAAACAAAACAGTTGCAGAAAAGGCTACTAAAGTACTAAGTCTTCGTAAATTTCTATATAGTCATAAATTTGAAAGTGCAGAAGATTTACAAAATTCAGTATTTTACGATACAGAAAAAACGCGCCCTGTGTTTGATAAAAAAACTGCAAAGGAAGTCTATGCTAGATTGAAACAGAAAGGTGGAAAAGAACATCAACTAACAGATCAAGCAGTAAGGTCAACAATTAGTTACTTACAAACATATCTTCCAGAACCTTTACAAAATCTTACAAATAATATTTATAGTTATGCAACTGTTCTCAAATGGTTAAAGAAATCACCGTTCGTAGGACCATTTTTAGATGTAGGTCTTTCTGCGTTTCATAGTGCAACTAGTACAGCTATTGTTACAACAGATGTAGTTGCATCAGATGTAGCTGGACCACTTGGTAGTGCTGCTGTAGCAATACCAGTTTTACTTGCATCTGCTACACAAACTGCTGCTCATATAGGTGAAGATAATCTTGGTGCGGCAGTTCATAGTTTGCTATTAGGAGTTCCATTTGTTGGTATTCCTTCGCAAAGAGCGTTATCTGAAGCAGAAAAGTTAATTGATAGTGCATCTGATCGAAAGGTTGAACTTCTTAATACTCCTATCATTGGATCGTTTGCAAAATATATTCCCGATAAAAGGGCCGGAAAACGGTTTTCAACTCGCAGACATAAGATATATAAATGGAAGAGGACACGGCGAACAAAGTCCGCGAAGTTTTAAAAGAATGGATTGGACTCGATGATCAGGAACGTACTTTAAAACAACAAATTCGTGAAATTAATCAAAAAAAGAAAGAACATTCTGCTAGTATTCTTTCTTTCATGCGAGATAACGCAGTAGATACATTTACACTTGAAGGTAATGGATTGGGCAATATTAGTCGCTCTGTTAGAACGTCACGTCCTCCATTGAAACGTACAGCTATACGTACTCAACTATTATTGCAATTTGCAGATCAGCCTCAGCGTGTTGCTGAAGCATTACGTGCAATTGAAGGTATTTCTGAAGGAGATGATATGTCAGTTGGCGGAACGCAGAGAGAACTACTTGTACGTCGTGTTCCTAAAGTAAGAAATGTTGTAAATTTTTAGTTCAAACGTGAAAGCGCATCTTTTGCTGCAATTTGTTCAGCTTGTTTCTTAGTTTGTGCAGTTCCAACTCCAATATGACAGTTTTGTTTATCAAGAGCAGCAACTGTATATGAATTTGGAGTAGATGATAGAACTGTATATGTAGGTGTATGGTGAAACTTTGACTGATAAGCCTTTTGCAACTGTTCCTTAAAATTTCGATTGTTTCTAAGTAGTTCGGGAATATCAATATACATCTCGATAACTGCAACTACAAATGAGTATACAATTTGAAAGTTTTTCTTGGAGTCCAACCACAGAGCCCCAAGAAATGCTTCGAATATATCACTCAATTTGCTTGTATTAACTCTCCCTTTGCAATTGTCTTCGTTATGTCTTGAAATGATGTAGAATTTATCAAGACCAACTGTTTGGCTTAACTTACCTAACATCTCATTACAAACAATCTCCTTCTTCAAGTCAGTTAGGAATCCTTCATTCTCTTGAGGAAATCGTGTAAACAAGTATGTTGACACAGCTGCCCCTAAAATCGTATCACCCAAATGTTCAAGACGTTCATATGATTCATCAAATAAATCTATGCAATTTGTTGGACAAATAGCTAACTCAGTATCTTCTCCAGTTGGAGTCGTATACTTGTTTCTTTTTACATATGATGAATGAACCATTGCAGTTTGAAATAATGATTCATTATGAACACTAAACTTGGTGTTGTGTTTTGAAAGAATAGATTCAATATCTCGTTTTGCAAACAATTGATTCTTTACATTGTAAGGGTTGTACAGCATCTTTAGTGTTTCCTACTTTTATGTTTTCGGTGAGTTCGTTTTCTACGACCACCTGAAGGAGAAAAAGCAGTTTGTACTGCACTATTTAATTTATTCCAGTTATCAAAAAATAACTTAGCTTCCTCAGGGTTATTTGTTCTCAAATCTTTAATTGTTTGAATAAGAGTTGCTTCTAATTGAGGTTCAGTTTTTTCAACTAATTTAGGAATTTGAGACTGCAAACTATTTGTAATCGTTCCAAGAATGCTTGATGCCATTTATTATATATTATTCATTTTCATTTGCTACAGTTCGAGTAATAGCAAATTCATCTGCTATTAATGATGACTTTTTATGCCCTAAAATAAAGTTATAGCAATCATTTGAGTTAGGATTTATTGCAGTTTCAAAGTATGCATCCATGAGACCTTTTAAATCTTTTTGTGAAATATTCCAAGGCTTTGACCAGGTTTGTGGACGTTGAATTTTAATGGTTGAACCATCTTCATTAATTTTAAGTTTATTAAAACTTTTGAATTCTTCCTTCTTTAAAATATCAATCAT